CTTATAAATAGTCAGTATAGACTCGTGCAGTAGACAATGTCTCAGACTGTACTGGCGGAAAAGGAGACCAATATGGCAAATTCAACTTTTAGCGGTCCGATCAGATCAGAAGGTGGCTTTAACGTAATTAACAAAGCAGCTTCTACTGGCGTGATCACAGAAACTGGTTTTTCAGTTAACTCAACTGGACAACTAATTTCACTAGGAACAAGAAAAGTACAAACTTTTGTTGGCACACTTGCAGGTACTGATACAGGTACAGCTTATGCTGACGGTGACGTTCTTGTTGAACTAGGAACTTTAAACACTGATGTACCTGATGGATTAGTAACAGCTACTAAAATCTTTATACACAAAGCAACTGTACTTGTTACAACTATTAGTGGTCCAACTCTTGTTGGAGGATTATCATTAAGTGCAACTTCTGGAACAGCTACTAATGCAGCTGTTTCTTCTGGAACTGAAATTGTTGGTGCAGGTGTTGCATCTATCAACCCAAGAATTTCTGCAACAGACTCAGTAACTGAAGTTGACCTTGATTTTGATGCAGCAGCTTTTCATGTATTCGAGCCAAACATTAGTGCGGCAGTTGCTAGCAAACACTTATATGCGTTTGCAACAACTACATTGAATGGTGATGTTACAGCTGGACGATTTACAGTAGAACTAGATTACTCAGTAATGTAATAAACAAACTTTATGTGGAGCGGAGGCTTCGGCCTCCTCTCTCTAACGGAGGAAAAATAAAATGGCAGACGCAGTAACAACTCAAACTTTAGTAGATGGTGGTAAAACCGCTATCATAAAACTTACAAATATATCTGATGGCACAGGTGAAGCAGCTGTTAAAAAAGTAGATGTATCAGCTTTAACTTCAAACAGCAATGGTGATGATTGCACAAGAGTTTCTATAACTCAAGTATGGTACGACATTGGTGGTCTTAGAGTTTCATTAGACTTTGATGCTTCTTCTAACGTAGTTGGATTAGTATTAGGTGGAAGTGCAGCAGCAGGAACTACCATGGGGTACATGGATTTTAGATCTTTTGGTGGTATTAAAAATAACGCTGGTTCAGGTATTACAGGCGACATTGATCTAACTACTCATGGTCATACAGCTCATGATCATTACACAATAGTATTAGAGCTAAGTAAAACTTTTTAATAAGGAGTAGCATATGCCTAACACTACTTCAGGGACATCAACCTTCGAGAAAACTTTTTATATTGATGAGATATTAGAAGAAGCATACGAACGTATCGGTGTACAAGATTTAAATGGATACAGACTAAAATCTGCTAGACGTTCTTTAAATATAATGTTTCAAGAATGGGGCAACAGAGGTTTGCATTATTGGGAACTAAAAGAAACCAATATTAATCTTGTTGAAGGTCAAGCTGAATATCATTTCTTTAGAAGTGCAGCAGACGATACTTCTGATTCTAATAGAGCTCAAGCAACTACAGTACAAACTGACTCTACTATTTATGGTATTGATGACGTTCTTGAAGCAACATTTAGAACAAACAGAGCAACAACCACACAAACAGATGTGGCACTAACAAAAATTGATCGTTCTACTTTTTCTGCATTAGCAAATAAATTAACAACAGGTCAACCAACTCAATATTATGTTCAACGTTTTATTGATAGAGTTACAGTTAGTCTGTACCCAACACCTGACTCAACATCAGCTTCGTCAGAAGCGCATTTATATTTTGTAAAAAGAATAGAAGATGCTGGAGACTTTACAAACGCAGGTGATGTACCTTTTAGATTTGTTCCATGTATGGTTTCTGGACTTGCTTATTATTTATCACAAAAAGAAAAACCAGAAATGGTTCAACAAATGAAAATGATATATGAAGATGAATTAAACCGTGCACTAGTCGAAGATGGTTCTTCTACAAGTACACACATAACACCAAGGTCTTATCATGTCTAATTTTGCATCAGGAAAAAAAGCACAAGCTATATCCGATCGAAGTGGTATGGCTTTTCCGTATAATGAAATGGTTAAAGAATGGAATGGTTCGTTTGTACACATTTCTGAGTTTGAAGAAAAACACCCACAACTTGAACCACAACCACATAAAGCAGACGCACAAGCGTTGCGCGATGCAAGATCTGATAGAACAGAAACAGCTGTTCCTAATTTATTACAAACAAATTCTTTTAAAACAGGATCTGCAAGTTCTTCTACAATAACTGTAACAGAAAAAACTCATGGTCGTTCATCAGATGACACAGTTCGTTTTTATGGTGCTGTTAGTTTTGATGGAATTACAGCAACAAATTTAAACAAAACGGCTGGATACACAATAACCGTGGTAGACACAGATAGTTACACATTCACAGTATCGACAGATACTGCAACAACTGGTAATATTAATGGAGGAGGTTTCCGATCTTACGCTGGACCGGCAACAATAGTAGCATGACAACATACGCAGAATTAGTAGTACAGATAAGAGAGTATACAGAAACAGATAGTAATGTTTTAACAGATGTTATTGTTAATGACTTTATTGAACATACAGAGAGTCGTTTATTTAGAGAGATTGATTTAGACGTATATAAAAAATACAAGTCTGCTGTGATGACATCCTCTGATCCATTTATTGCAATGCCTGGATCAACGCCTTCTGTTTTTGAGTTTACAAACAGCCTTTCAATATTTAGTTCTTCGGGTTCTCTTGGTGGACTTACTGATAACGAACGTGTATTTTTACAGAAAAAAGATCAATCATTTATTAACGAATACTGGCCGAATAGAACAAGCACAGGTATTCCAAAATACTACGCAAGTTGGGACAACGATACAATACTTGTTGCTCCTACACCAAATGCAGCATATACTATGGAACTTGCATATAATGCACAGCCAACAGCATTATCTTCAAGTAATACTACAACGTGGGTTAGCACCAATGCTCCGCGCGCTTTACTATACGGATGTTTAGTAGAAGCTTTTAAATTCTTAAAAGGCCCTGATAATATGTTAGCTATGTATGAGCAATCTTTTGGTGCTGCTCTTAAAACACTAGCAACAGAACAAATGGGTAGAAGAAGAAGAGACGAATATAGAGATGGGGCACTAAGAATGCCAATTCCATCTGTAAACCCATAAGGAGAAAAAAATGGCAAACGTAATTAGTAATGTATTTAAACAAGAGTTGTTAAAAGGAAACCATGATTTTGATGGTGGAGCTACTTATAAAATAGCATTATACACTTCTTCAAAAACAGCAACTGCATCAGACCCAACGGCATATAACACAACAAACGAACAAGCAAACACAGGAACATATGCAGCAGGCGGAGGCACACTAGCCAATGCTTCAGTAACAGGAGGCTCTTCTGCTACAACAGCTTTTGCAGATTTTGACGATGTATCTTTTACATCAGCTACAATTACAGCACGATACGCACAAATTTATCGTTCTGATGGTAGTGCACCAACAAACAATTCAGTTTGTGTTTTAGATTTTGGCGGAAACTTTACAACGACATCAGGAACATTTACTATTCAGTTCCCGTCGGCTTCAACAAGTACAGCAATATTGAGATTGGCTTAGAGGTTTAAATGGCATTAGTCCTTAACGATAGAGTCAAAGAAACCACAACCACAACAGGCACCGGCGCGGTATCCTTAGGTGGTGCTGCTACTGGCTTTGAAACGTTTGCACAAGGTATCGGTAATTCCAATACAACATACTATGCTATTATTCATGAAAGTGCTGATGAGTGGGAAGTTGGTCTTGGCACACTAGACGGTGACAGTTCTGATCTTACTCGTACAACTGTTCTTACAAGTTCTAACAGTGATAGCGCAGTTAACTTTTCTTCAGGAAACAAAACAGTAATATGTACACTACCTGCTAGTAAAGCTGTCTTTGAAGATGGCAGCGGGAACATTACAATTGCTGGTGCTGACATTACTACAGGCACAAATACTTCTGGTAATTTATTAATTGCAGATGGCTCTAAGTTTAGTTCTACTGCTGTTAGTGCATTATCTGAAATTTCTACAGTTGCAAATGATGATGTACTTTTAGCAATAGATACTTCAGGTGGTGGTCTTAAGAAAATTTCAAGAAGTACAGTTGTTTCAGGACTAGCAACATCAAGTGCTATATCAAACGTAGTAGAAGACACAACACCTCAATTGGGTGGCAACCTTGATACAAACTCTGCTAATATTTTAATTGATGACGCTCACTTTATAGGTGACGAAAATGGCAACGAACAAATTATATTTCAAACAACATCATCTGCTGTAAACCAGATTGATGTAACTAATGCTGC